TAGAACTTTATGATATATCCGATTATTATTCCCCAGGTACTCATCACCATTGCAAAAGGAGCAGTAAATTCAAATTTCCCCAATAGAGTCATCTTATAAGCATGTATGATAATTATAGGAAATGGTATTGCCATTATCAGGACCAGAAATCTCCTTATTAATCTGAATTTAATTATTTGTTTGTTTATTTTGTTTAATCGATTTATTGCCATTGTATGTTTTTCTCCACATCCAGATGAAGATCCCGATAATGAAAGTTACGAAAAGGCCTAAAAGATAATTCCATCTTGCTACCAACTCCCCGAGTTTTTCATAAAATCCAGCAATATTTATTTCATTTTTGGTTATTCTCTTCTCCATGAGATTAACATTCGCGGTAACATTTTTGGAATTATTCTCAATACGTTTAACTGATTCCTCGATAAAATTTATCTTTTCAAATAATTGAATCAATAACTCTCTATCTGTCAAATCAGATGGTTGAGAAAAAATCGATATCGGAAATATAAATGTAATCAAAATCATTATTATAATCATTTTCCTGATCATCTGTTTCAACTCCTTCCTATGAAATTGCTTCTTCAGTTATCTGTTTCCATATAGCGAATCCCTCAGTTGCATCAGTACAAATATAAGCTTCTTCATCATATATCCAGAGACTCCCCTTACTATACCCTTTAGTCTCGTCATCGGCCACCAGAGGATAATCTGTCGCTTCAAAATTATTCTTTTTCACATTGGTCGCTAATATTCCCACAGTCTTATCGGCAGGATATTGTCCATCCCCTAATTTAATCTGCCCTACAATAACAGCGAGGTCTTCCACAATCTGTCTTAGTTCATTTGCTATATTAACTTCGTCTACATAATCCAAACCAGCGGCAACCCTACCGCCCCCGGCATTCTCTTGTGTATATTTATGATTAGCCATATCTTATACCTCCAACTCTAAACCTAATATTAATTCACTTCCCGAAACATATCTGCTATCGATCTTCCTAATTTTAGTCAGCATATACTTCGCCTGTAAAATTTCACCTTTACCATCAGCTTTAAAGGGAATCAATCCTTCCCCATCTTCTCTAAATTTATGCTTTCCATCACCTAATAAGATGACATCCTCCCGCTCAAAAGGTATCGGGATATCATAATCTATGGCAACCTTTAATTTCAATATCTGAAATTTATTTATGTAATCATCTATAATCATCTTGCAGGTATTCCTGCTCTGAATAAGATGATTGGTAATGGTCTGGCTTCTTCTCCTGCCATATCTATCAATAAAGCTCTGATCTCCTATTTTTTCGCACTTGATCTCCTTTATGATTTTTTTATAGCATATATCTCCAACAGAGGAATCAACGATGGTTTGGTCCAGTTTTTCTTCCTCATCCTCTTCTTCTACTTCTGGAAATACTTCTATCGGGTAATCCTCATTCCACTCTTCCAGCCTCTCTGGATTTCTATAATCCGAGATCGCTTTAATCTCTTCTTCATAATCGCCATG